AATCGGCAGATCGACCGGGCGCGGCGCTTCCGCCTCGACCCAGTCGCAAAGCCCGCCGAGCGTGCGGTCGGCGGCAAGTGCCCCGCCGATGCTGGAGCAGAGGGTGTCGAAGGTCGTGTCACCAGCAGCACCCTGTACGACGGCCTCGATTTCGGCCTTGTGCTGGTAGTGGTAGCGCAGGGGCGACAACGTGACCTCGGGCTCCCCCGGCTCGCCGTCGCGCAGGATCAGGAGGCCAGCGGTTGGAACGCGCTCCGGCAGCACGTCGTCGCGCAGGGCGGTGGCGGGCAACGCCGAGAGCCGCGCGTGCAGCGCGGCAAGGATGGTTTCTCTTGCTGACATTACGCGATTGCCTTTGGAAATCGATCACAGAACAGTCGCGTTGGGCACAAAAGCACCTCGCAGCGATGGCACCCTCCCGTATTGGCGGGTAGAACTTGAACCACTAACTTAATGGGAAACATCATGATCTCGGATCGATTTGAGGACTTCGCCCAATCTTTGCGGGTATTCATCGAGCAGAAGTACAGGTTTCGGGAGCTGTTTCTGATCGATGCAGAAGAAGCGATCGGAAACGTCGAACTGGCATGCAAGAGCATGCTCGACACTTTTTCGAGCTTGTACGATGCATCTCGGGAAACTCCGGGAGTCGATTTCGACTTCTATGCAAATCCGCTTTGCTGCTGTGTGCTTGCCTACAGAAACGCGAAACACCACAACAACGCACATGGCATCCGAAGTGTGCATCGTTACGCCCAACGTAACGAACCTGAGGACTTGCTCTTGGTCGACTTCCCAGCTGGCGCAGGTGAGGAAGGTGGTGGGTTCATAGACCACTACGCGTCTTGGGGCGACTTCTCGGCATTGCTAGATATGCCCAGGGACCAAAGTCGCCTGCGCGCAAATGCACGGGAGCTAATTAGAGGTCGTATCTTTGCGGGAGAGTTCGAGCGGTTTGCCGAGCAAGATGCTGTTCCAAGGCATCGGATTTTTATCAATACGATTCCGGTCATCATTGGTGCTGGAACTGAGTTTATCCCGCAACTCAAGCCACATATCCAGCCGCACAGTACCGAAGCAGAACACTTCTTGTGGCATTTTGAGAACGTGGAGCAGGCCGACTTCAGCAGGCCCGAATACCTTGAGTTATCCAGCAAAGTCTTCGGGTAGATGATCCACTAAACCATTGAAATTGGTGTTCTTCCTAACGCCCCTCCACCCAGTTCGCTACGATTAGGCCCGGCACACCGTCCACCGCCCGCTCTGCATCCCTTGCCAGATCCAACCGTTTCGGCAGCTTTACCTGCGGCACCAGCAGGAAGATCGGTGCGGTGACGACACCACGGCCGGTTTTCGACCGGGACGCCACGGCGCGACCCTTGGTGTTCAGTCGCCCTTCGGCCACCAGCAGGCTCGGTCCCCGGCGGCGATAGATGAACTGCAGTCGCAGGCCGGTGCGGCGTTCCCATTCTCCCGGGGTGATCCTGCCGCCTCGGGTGGATTTGCCTGCCGCTGGCGTGGGGATCGCCAGCCAGAAGCCATTCTTGGAGCGGATCAGCGGGCCTGTGTCATGCGCGCCGATGATCACCGGGGCGTTCGACCAGACCAGCGCCGCCGCGTTCAGGCTTTCGCCGGATTTGGGAAAGCTGGCGGAGCGGATCGAGTTGGCGAGGCGCGTGCCCAGCCCCGCGCCGGTGATCTGAGTGCGCCAGGCGGATTTCAGGCCGGTGCCCGCCTCGCGCATGGCCGCGGTGACGGCGCGTTCCCCGGCCGCGACCTCGGCCGCCATCAGGGCGACGATGTCGGGATCGATGGCGAGTTTCAGTTTCATCGCAGTCACGCCGGGCGCAGATCGACGGTCCAGACCAGCCGTTCGCGATCACGGACAGGCTCGCCCTGAATGAGAAATACCTCGCCGTGGATCTCTACTCGGTCACCGGGGCGCGGGTTCGGCACCTCGGCCGCGCGCAGATCGACGCGCGTCGTTTCGGACCAGAGCCGGGCATCGCCAAAGTCGGTGACGGCATCCGCACGCCGGGCGACGATGCGCACCAGCACCGGCGCGCCGCCGTCGGCAGTGTAGACCGCATCCCGCCCCATGTTATGGTCGGCGAAGATCGCGCCAACGGCGGCGTCGAAGGCAGACATCAGAACGCGCCGTTCAGTCGCACCCGGCCGATCAGGTCGGTGGCCCCGCCTGCGACAGCCTCAGTCGCCACGCCGATCAGCGTGTTCGAGGTCAGGGTCTTGGTCGTGTTCTTCGCCGTGTTGTCCCAGTAGATCTTGTCGCCAGCAGCCCATGCCTGCGAGGCGACCTTCTTCAGATCGTAGACGCCCTCGACTGCGGTCTCGACCGCTTCGCCAAGGGCGGCGGTGCCAGAAGCGACGCCGAAGATGGCACCGACGAGGAGGCCATCGCCTGATGCTACGGCATAGGGCGCGGTCAGGGTGATGATATTGCCGGGCTGGACGTAGTTTTTCATGGTGGGGATCCTTGTGGAAAGACGAAGGGCGGCCCGTCAGGACTGCCCGCGTGTCAGGGTTCAGGATAGGGGCGTTACGCGCCGGGGTTCTTGTAGAGGCCGCGCCAGTCGATGGCTTTGGCGCCGAAGTCGAGGCGGCACTTGATCTCCACCCCATCGACGTCAAAGCCGTTGCGGGTCTCGATATAGGCACCCTGCTGACCCTCCAGATAGGCATACTCGATGGTGTCGATCTGGTTGGGGGAAGCTGCAAGATACCAGGCGGTGGCGCTTGCGGCATCAAGTCGGGGCTCGCTGATCGGGCTGAGGGTACGGATCGATTGCGGCACGACCTTGGTGCTGTCGGCGGGCACGAGGTTTTGCGCCACCAACTGTTCGGCCTTCAATTCAAGGGCTGCCGGCACGATCAGGAAGGCGGGGCGAATGTTCAGGACCGTCTTCTTGTCAAAGCCGGTCTGCAGCGCCATCGCGGCGCGCGCCGCCCCCACCGCATCCACCGCCAGCGCCGTGCCGGTCCCAGCCAGGTTCTTGTGGGTGGTGTGGAACAGCGCGTTGCCGTCGGCCATCGCCGGGTTGGCGGTGATGATGCCCCAGACCACGTCGCTTTCCAGCTGGGCGATGGAATTGCCATACATCGCCGGGATCCGGGTGAAGGCATCCAGATCGTCGTTGATCAAGGTCTGGCGCGTGATCGCGACCACCCGGCCATAGGTCTTGACCTTGTAGCTTTCCTTGCTCTCGCCGAGCGTGCCGCGCTTGAACTCGCCGCTTTCGCCCACTTCCAACAGTTGCGGTGCTTCGCCCAGTTGCACCCGGTTCATCGCCTTGAAGTCGGTGGCGAGCACCTGGCGGCAGAACAGCATGAAGGTGCGGGGATAAGTCTCGTAGGCCTGGCGCAGCGTCTTGTTGGTGACGGCGGACAGGATTTCGGGGAAGTCGGAGGTGGAATGCAGCGAGCGCGTCGCCACCTCGTCGCGCGACAGGCCGCGCGTGTTGACCCCGGCATTGGTCAGGCTTTCGCGGGCCAGTTCCAGAAGCGACATGCCGCGGTATTGGCGGGCAGAGTCGTCCAGCTGGAACAGCGTCGGGCTGTAGCGGTGCAACAGCGCATTGGCCACGGCGTCGCGGCGGGTCACGCGTTCATCCCGGCCGCCGAGCGGGATCGAGACATGCGGGAACGTCCGGGTCTCATCCGACCTGGCGGCGACCTGGTCGAGGATCAGGCGGCGGGATTCGTCGACGGTGACGCCGCGCTTCACCAGATCGTCGGCAAACCCGCGTTCGAGGTTCAGGCGACCTGCCAGATCATAAATGGTGGAGACGCGGTCGCGTTCACCCTCACGGGCTCGGGTAGCGATGGCTTCGGTGTCGGGCGGAGTCGTTTGCGCGGCCTGCGGCAGCGCCCGCGTTTCGACCGCGCGCGCCTGCGGTCCGGCCGCGGGATTGGTGGGGTCGGTCATCTGGGTCTCCTCGGTCGCATGGGGTTCGGCGGCCGCTGCGGCCGGGGTCTGGGTCTGTTCGGTCATCGGGGATGCTCCTTGTCGGGTGTTGGAAGCGTCCCGGCGATGAAGGACGCAGTCGTGAAGGGATTGCTGGGCGCGGAAACCGGCGGCGGGGTCGGCCCCGACCGGCACGGCGGAGACCTCGAAGGGTGTCCAGTCGACGGCGCGCCACAACTCGCGGCCGCCATCGGGTTTGGAAACTTCGAAGCGGTGGACCTGGTAGCCGATGGAGACTGCACGGATGTGCCCGGCCTGAATGTCGCGCCAGATCGGCTCGACATCATCGCGTTCGCTGATCCGGACCAGCGCGATGCCCCGGCCGTTTTCAAGGCGGGCCGAACCGGGAACGACAGAGCCGATGACGGCGTCCAGCGCCCCCAACTCATGCACTTTGAGGAATGGCGCGCCCGCGTTCAGCCGTTCCAGCCGGACATGCGCGGGGTCGAGGCTCAGTTCCTCGTCGTAAGGCTCGCCGAAGAAGCTGGCGCGGCGGACGCGGGCCCCAGCCGACCAGACCACTTCGACGGTGCGGGCCTGCGCATCGGCCGTGTTCGGCGCAAGCTCCGCCGTCCGGCGCATGGCCGGCAGTTCGATCATCGTGTCCATGGGGTCAGTCCTGTTGGGCGGCGTTGGGTTGCGCCGGGTCGTTTGTCGGATCGGCGGCCGGATCGCTAGCGGGGTCGCTGGTCTGGGCACTGCCGGTTTTCGTGACACGGCGCGGATCGCTGTCGAGGACGAGGCCGAGGGCATCCAGCTTGGCGTTGGTCGCGGCGATCTCGGCCAGCACAGCGTCGGGGTTGCGGCCCTGTCGGGCGATGACTTCGGCCAGCGTCATGGTGCCCGACCGGATCGACAGCAGGTTTGCCATCGCGTCCTTCTGCGGATCGACCGCTTCGAACTTCGGCGGCGACCATTCGACCGGCACGTCAGGTGTCGGGATCTGGCCCGCCGCCCATGCTGTTTCGGTGAACCAGCGCCAGACCGGGGCGCAGAACATCGGGATGAACAGCTGCCATTGCACGGCGTCGATCTGGCGGCGGAACTCGACGAGCCCGGCCCGGATCGAGGAATAATTGACCTGGGACAGGTCCCCGGTCAGCAATTCGTAAGGCACCCGGAACCCGGCCGAGATCGTGTGAAGGCTGGCCCGCTTGTATTCGCTATAGCCACCGGTGGCGGACGGCTGGTTGAAGCGGATGTCCTTGCCGCCGCGTGCATAGGCGATCAGCCCCGGTTCGAACTGCTCGACCCGGTTGCCATCGGCATCCACCACGGTGGGCGCGATGCCCTGCTGGGATTCGTCATCGCCAAAGACGATGGCGGTGACACAGGCCTCGGTCTTCTTGCGGACCAGTTCGGCCACTTCATAGTCGTCGAGGTCGCGCAAACTTCGGATCACCGGCGCGCCCCAAGGCACGCCGCGCGCCTGCGTGCGTTGCTTTTCATAGACATGGGCGATCTCGGTCGCAGGAACCGGGCGGCTGTCCAGACCACCGCGCAAGGCACCATGGGCATCGCCGGGATGTTCCGGGTGCAGCCAATAGGCGCGGCGCTTGCCGACCGGGTCGAATTCGATGCCTTGCACGATGCGGCCCGCGCCGACATTGCTGGACTTGGTGGCGTCGAGGAAGTCCGCCTCCAGCACCTGCAATTGCAGCGGCACAGCCAGACCATCGCTGGCCCGCCGCAGACGGCGGCGCACCAGCACTTCGCCCGCCTCGACCATCTCGCGGCAAATCAGCGTCTGCAGCCCGTAGAAATCCAGCTGGCCGTCAGCATCGCAATCCGCCGTCCAGCGCTCGAACAGGGCGTCGACCTTCCGGTCCAGCTTGTCGTCGCCGCTGGCCGCACGGGGCATGATGCCCGAACCGACGATGTTGTTCACCAGCACCGCCACGGCCTTGGCCGCGTGCGGGTTGTTGCGGACCAGATCGCGCATCCGGTCACGCAAGAGCGCCCCGGCTACGCCGATTTCGGTGTCGGCCGAGGATCCCGGCGCGCGCCAGCCATCCGTGCGCCGCCCCTTGGTCGCGCCGTCATAGCCGCGCGTCAGGGTTTCGAAGGCCTGCCGCGCCAGCACGCGCCGCGCCGCCATGCGCGGGGCGACGGAGGCGATGGCATGGTCCATCCAGTTCGCGGGCATCAGCGATCCCCACGGGAGAAGCCCGCCAACCCGGCAATCGGCAGGGGTCGAGTCGTCGCTGCAATGGCGCGTTCGATGGTGCGGATGCGGCCCAGCAGATCCTCGGCCGAGCCATAGTCGACAGATTTTCCATCATAGCTGACCCGGGTCGTGCCGCTGGCATAGGCCCGGCGCAGGGCCGCCAACTCCGTTTGCGTCCAGTCCGTCATGTTCAGAACCATCCTCCGCGTCGGCCAAGCCAGTCCGACTGCCGTTTTCCCTGAGGTGCGGCTTGCGGCCGGTTGACCCGCCCCGCGCCATCCATTTCAGTTGGCGCCACCCCGAGTTGATCCTCGATATCGCGCCATCTCTCGTCGGTCCAGCGATCCGCGCCCGCAATCCAGGCGGCGGCGCGGGCGTAGACCCGGCAATCCAGCGCTTCGTTGCGTTCGCGCAGCTTCTGCCATTCAAGCCGGGCAAAGCCGCGCTTGGTGCGCACCGTCACCAGCTGCTCGGCCACGAACTGCTTCAGCCATTCGTTCTCGACCCAATGCGGCAGATGCACCGAACCGGGCGGGAACGCCGCCCCCTCAGCCGTGTCCTCTTCGGTCGGCCGTTCCAGCCGCAGGAAGCGATAGGTCTCGGCCTTGAAGGTTGAGACCGCCACGGTCCAGAGCCGCGCGCCACGCCGCAGGCGTTTCCCACCCTCGGTCGCGTCGACGAAGGTCGGCCCCGACACCGGGCTGGAGCGGTTGAACCCCTCCACACCCTTGACCGGCGACACCTGCCCAAACCCTTGCGCCCGGGACCAGGAATAGACCGCCGGGGCCTCGTAGCCGGTGTCGATGGCAAGCCGCGCAATCCGAAGATGCGCGCCACGTTCGTGCGGCCAGGACCGGTCCAGCAAAGCGGTCAGTTCCGACCAAGCGTCATGCCGGTCCGGCCCGCCCTCGATCACCACGTGATCGACCAGCCAGCTTTCCAGCCCGCGACCCCACGCCCAGATATCGACCTCGATCCGGTCCTTTTGCACGTCGGCCCCGGCGGTCAGGAACAGCCCGCCCGTTGGCACCGTGCCGGATTTCCAGCGCTCACGCCGGTCGTAGAGCCTTTGCCAGTCAGGGGCTTCGCCCGTCTCGACCCAGGTTTCGCCAAGGATCGTGTTGCGGAACGCCTTGATTGCCTCGTCGGACCCTTGGGCCGCTTCCCATGACCGCACGATCCGCTCCCAACTCAACCAGCCGATTGGCGAGTACAGCGCCGAGAGGTGATACCCGACCGTGGTCGGATCGGCGGCCGTGGCGGTCGCGCGCCATTCGCCAGCCTCCAGCATCGCCGTCTTGTGATGCTCGCCGATGGACTGATCACAGCCCTCGCAGTGATATTCCGCAGTTTCCGGGCGGCCCTTCTGCCAGCGCAGCCGGTCGAACTTCAGCCACTGCGCTAGGCCGCAATGGGGGCATGGCACGAAGAACCGGCGCTGATCGCTGGCTTCATATTCGCGCTCGATCCGGCTCAGCCCCCGGATCGTCGGCGTCGAGACCAGGAACACCTTGCGCCGGTGGGCAAAGGTCAGCGACCGCGCCTCGGCCAGCGTGACGGGGTCACCTTCCTCGTCAGCGGACGCCGGATAGGCATCGACCTCGTCGAGGAAGATGTAGCGTGCAGGCGTCGAGCGCAGCCCGACCGCCGAATTCGCCCCCGTCATGATCAGGATGCCGCCCGCGAATTCCTTCGACAGCATGGTGTTGCCCGCATCGCGAGACCGGGCCGGTTTCACCCGCTCCCGAAGATCCGGGCTTTCGTCGATCAGCGGGTCGATCCGCTGTCGCGAGTTGCGTTTCGCCAGTTCCACTGTCGGCTGGACCGCCAGCATCGGCCCCGGCGCCTGATGGATGGCAAAGCCGATCCAGTTGTTGCCCGCCTCGGTCGCGCCAACCTGCGCGGCTTTCATGAACACGATGCGCTGCATCACATCGCCGGGCGACAGCCGGTCCATGATCTCGCGCATGTAAGGCGTGCGCGCCGTGCGATACCG